GATAAAGTAGACATCATTCCAGTTGCAGATCCAAATATCTTTTCTCAATCTCAAAGAATATCTATTGCACAAACGGAGCTGCAGCTGGCAACATCAAACCCACAACTTCATAATATGTATCAAGCGTATAGAAATATGTACGAAGCTTTAGGTGTAAAAAACATTGACAGTATCTTGAAGACACCACAAAGACCAATGCCAATGGATCCTGCGGTAGAACATATACAAGCTTTAGGTGGTCAACCGTTCCAAGCATTCAAAGGACAAGATCATCAAGCTCATATTACTGCTCACTTAAATTTTATGGCAACGAACATGGCAAGAAACAATCCTCCAGTGATGGCATCACTGCAGAAAAACATTTTTGAGCACATATCGTTGATGTC